CAACCTCTGACATAGACGTGCCGGATGCGGTCGCTTCTGCGCTGAAGTCGAATCTGCTGACTATCGAAGCCGCAAAGAACGACCTTACGCTCAAAAAGCACTTCACCGCACAGGCGTTAAACACAGTTGATGTAGGGCTGCAAAGTAAACTCGAAGAACTAGGCTACTTCAAGCCCGATGAAATAGATGCTTTCACATCGGAGAAGTCAACGTACAAGCGCATATCTATGGCGTTAGACGCTCTGAACGCCAAGCACAAAGAAGCACTCAAAGCCAAGCACGGTGGTGACCCTGATGCGGCTAAAGTCCTGAAGGACGAAATAAATACATTGAATAGCCAACTATTGGCGATGAAAGACACCCATTCTAACGAAATGCGTGTCAAGGCATCAGAAATGGAGAAGTCTATCATGGACTACGCTATCAATGCTGAACTGATTGGTAAGACCTACGCGAACAGCACACTCGACAAGAGTATTAACGCAATGGTAGCCCGTCAGATCATCGAACAGCGACTGGCATCTGACGGTGCTTCAATTGTTCGGAAAGATGGTTCGCTTTCATTGGTTCGCAGGGACAGCCCTGAACTGGACTTCATGAAGGAGAACAAAAAAATAGGTTTCGGTGATTACTTAGACACGGTTCTGAGTGAGAGCAAAATGTTACAGGTTAACGACCCGAAGAAGCCAACTGGCGATCCTTTGGGTAACAGAAAGTTCACACCCGATAACGCTCCGAAAGACGTAATACCACAGGCGGTTGCTGATGACTATCAACGGCAGATCGATGCGTATGCGGCTCAGGTTTAAGTTTGGTGGCACACACAAACTCACACTCTAAATAAAAGAAATCATGTTAGGATTCGCACCTGCTCTTCTAGTGCATTTGAAAACACTCATGGAGCAAAATTACCCAGGAACTAAGATTGTTCCATCAGGTTTCACAAAGCTATTGATCGAGAACAATCCGTCACTTCGCGTGTCGGGAATCAATGGTCAAACAATTGACGGCTTGAAGCGTTCGACCGTTTCAGGACACATTCGTGATGTACGAATTAAGTCGCTACCGCGTATCACTCCGGACCAAGTGGCAGATGACGACAACTGCGATATCGAGGTCGGATTCCAATATTCGGAAACTGAACTTAGCACACCGCTGTTCTCAAAGTTGGGATTCCCGTTGGAATGGAACTTCGTGGAATTGTATCAGGAAGAGGCAAGTAAATTGGTTCAGACTGGCAATCCAAACGTAACGATACTGAACGAAATGCTTGAACAAATCATGCATTGCGCTTCAGGTTTGGTGGCCAACATGGACAAAAAGCTACTCACATCTATTGCGTTCGGGGTCAATCAAACAACAGGTCTAAACACGGCTAAGACGATCAACATCAACAAAGATGGTAGCGTACTTGACCTGTCTGCAGGAGTTACTGAAATTCTGTCGGATGCTGCTGAAAATGAATTCATAGGTGACCTGTTAGTGGTCGGCTCAGGTCTATTCAACAAGTTCAACATCGCCAAGAATGCTATCGGCATAAATGGAGCCGGACTGAACCAAGGTGTGCAGGAGGGCTACAAGTGGTATTTCGATGTGAACACAGGGGCGATCCTTGGAGCAAATCAGGTCGCGGCATTCGCCAAGGGTGCTGTCGGTTTAGTCGATATTGACAAGTATATCGCATGGAAAACGGGACGGCATGGAACATCGCACTTCGCGCAGATCATGTTGCCTATTGAGAGCGGTGTAGGTGCACCAGTAATGATGAACTTCAACCTGCAGATCAAAGAAGTGGACTGCCCAACAGAGGGCTTCGATGGGTATGAGACACGCACAATGGGTCGCGGCTATCAGGTATTCCTGTCGAAGAACTTCGGCTTATGGCAATCGCCAACAAGCGCATACCAAGCTACTGACCGATTGGTCGGCAACAACGGGTCGCTACGCTACGAGATTGCTAATGACTGCGCTCCGTGCGAACCTGCAGCAGTATAGTATAAGCGTACATTTGGAATTAAAGGGGTGGGCATAACCCACCCCTTTTTATTAACTATCATTGCTCATGGAATGTCTGAAAAATTACATAGGAATATACGGATGCTCTGAGGTAGAGCCGGAAAGCGGACTGTTCATTAATCAGCTACCTTCAGTTAGCTTGGCGACAATGGACGGGTTAGCGAACTCGGAACAACTGACATACCTGAAGGTGTGGGATGATGTACAGGTACGTGCTTTACGCAGGTTCAAAACAATGGTAACCGCTTATTTCAAGAGCAAATACCGTCTGCTCCAATTGGTGGATCGACTGAAGTTCGGTGTAAGAACGACCGCTTCTGATCTAGGCACTCTTAGCTTTCGTGGTGTCGCGGTGGAACTCAATCCTGCGTACTCGGACAAGCAGGTTAGTTCGCTCCTGACAGTCGCATTCGACAAAATAGAATTCTTCTCCACCGTTACGGCTACCCTTCGCTTCGTGATTGTTGATTTAGACAAGATAGGTAGTGATACTCTGCTATGGGAAAAGAACATAGCGGTCACCGCTAATGAATGGAACACGGTATTACATCATTGGTCTGCTCCTGCTCTTGATGTGCCTAATCGATTGGGGCTGTCAGTAGAATGGACTTTTCTGACCGATCCAACAGTAAAGACCACTATTCCTGATGGGTCAGGGTCGGACGGTTGCGGTTGCGGTTGCGGCTGTATTTCGCTTTCAGGGTGCTGTTCAGCCGACATAAAGGGCTTCGTATTCGACACGGGTACGGCTACCTATACGAGCACACCCGACAACGCGCATGGCTTCAGGGGCTACGCTTCGCTGAAATGTGGCTATGAAAGTTTGGTCTGCGTAAACAAAGACCTATTCGCCAATGCTATATGGTATCTGATGGGTCAGGAACTGATGGTCGAACGTATGCATTCGTCACGCATCAACAACTACACGACCCTAGATAGGACTAAGGCTGCTGAACTGCATGACCTATTTGGCGATCAAGCGAAAACGGAACTAACATTAGCCGTAGATGGCATTGACCTTCAGGATGGCGATTGCTGCTTAGAATGTGATCCGATCGTAGCACAAAGAACACTATTGCCATGATCAAAATTAATGTAGCAAACTTCGTGAAGGAACTCGATAAGGTGCTATCAATCACCGATCGGTTCGCTCCAACCGCTCCGGAAGGTTCACGCATAGTTCGTATTGCTGCTCAAACGGTGCTAGGCGAAATGCACTCTAGGATAGTTCTGCGCGGTGAAGCAACCGTAGGTCAGATTGGAACATACTCTAGTAAACCTGCTTACTTCAGCACTCGCAATGTCGGGGATGCCGCTCGGATCGGGCGACCGTTAGGGAAGCCAAACGAGAAGGGTACTAGCTACTCTAAGTTTAAAACAGGCAAACGCGCAGGGCAGGATCACGCTAGTCGATGGTTCGGTGGTGGTTATGCCGAGTTCAAAAACAAGTTAGGAAAGTCTGAAGCAGGGTATGGGAAGGTGAATCTTAGCTTAACCGGAACGATGATGAACGGGCTTCAGGTGCTTCCGACAACGCAGGGATGGGGTCTAGGATGGGCTAATAAAAGCTACACAGACAGGGCAAAGCACTTTGAAAAGGAAGTCTATAAGAAGCGTATATTCGGGGCTTCACTAGCCGAACGTGTGGAGATGCGCAAAGCACTTAAATTCGAAATGAGCCGTGCCGTATCTAGCTAAACAGATTGAGATCATTAACGAAGCGTTGAAAACACGGCTTCTAACGTCACCACGCTTCGCTCATGCGCGATTGTGCGGATTGGCAACGGAAGTGGCAGAGCAGGTATCTGAGGGAGTAGAGAGGCGATTCCCTGTCACGTTCGATAATGCAGAAACTGATCCCGTCAGTTTAGTCATCGATGACCGTTATTCTCTGACCGTGTATCACAAGCAGGGGCTAAGTAATTTCGGGGTGTCCTCGCGTCATTCAGGCTACGGTGGAATCAACAACACCGAAAGCGAAGTGCAAGAAATGTCAATGGTGGTTTACGCGAAAAGGAAGAGAATAAAACTTCTAGCAGATGATATTGCAAGTTTGATTAATTTAGCCATGCCAACGCAGGTGCTGAAAAGTACGCTGCTCGGAACAAAACTCGATGCCATGCGTGTATTTGTCGTTAGCAAAGACATGGATAGCGCGGCTGTATTTGGGGGTGAATATGTGAATGTAGATCGGTTCATAGGGGCTGACGACATCATGTTCAAGATCAACTACAGAATCGAAACGCAATACCGAAAGGATTGCTTTGACCTTTGCGACTGTCCTTGACGGTAATACAAAAACACACAAACTCTAATTTTAGAAATCATGGCAGGTGGATATTATCCCGATACATGTGACTCGGCAATTCCTAGTCACAACTGCGATCCCTGTGCGGATCGCGAACATGGAAGAATACAGGCGGTTGCTTACGTTAAGGACAGTTACACGTTCTTGGATCCGGAAAGCGCAACCGAATGGGAACTGGCAATTCAGAATGGTGATGTAATTCTGATTCCTGCCGTTCACGGTTCTCTTCCCGAACCATCAGAAAAGCTAGGCACAGGCTACGGCAAGGCGACTGAAACGCTGCTCGGCTTCGAGTACGCATTGCAGTACTTCGACCCGAACTACGCTGAAAATTGCGACTTCTACAACGCTTTGAAGCGTAGTCAGGGCTACAAGCTGATGTACAAGACTGAAACGCTTGGACACCTGACCGATGTGACCGTTACGGTTATCCCGAAACAACCAGTTGAAGATGATCTGAACGCAGAGGTAGTATGGGTCGTTACCGTGAAGTGGAAGGACAGCGACCACCCATGCCCATTCGTATTTCCGGAATCTGTTCTGGAATGCTACATACAGGGGGGGGTGTAGGTAACTGCTTATGTGCATACGTAGTTGCCACACGTGGATTCAATATAACACAGGACGCGATATCTAGCAACATTACTATTGACACGAATGTTATTGCCTCGTCAGCCGTGCTGACGGGCAATATCACTTCGGTCGAGTACTCGATCACTAGGTATCAGGGCGGACTGCAAGTTGGCTTGGATTCGGGCACACTTTTGATGGGTAATTCGGCAACGGTCAATTATCCGTTTGGGGATCAGACATTCCTGCTCGTGTATCGCGTGTTCACAGATGATGGAGCGGTATTCAGTAGTTCCACAATTGAGGTGTCATCAATAGGCGGTGGGTTAGCAGGTGGTATTACACAAAAGGCGCAAGTATTCACGGTTGACGGCTGCTCCCTGATTACTGCTAAAACAAAGTGGTCTAGCAGATACAATCCGTTGGACACCGCTGCGTATTATGCTATGGTCGGAACTCTATTAGAGGAAGGGGCTCAATACAATGGTGACATACCTGCTGATGGTGGTCTAGCGTTCCTAGTTACATTTGACAAGTCGTTCTATCCGGATCTTCCACTCGAAATACCGAACATGGTCGGATGGAGTATGAATGGTGTAATGTGCAACGCATGAACATGAATAACGCTGAAGCTAGAATAGTGCTTACCTGTTTACTAGGCGTGGTGACCTGCACACTTCTAGTGCTTATTTTTACGGTCGAACTACCGACTAATAACAAAGACATGGCATATCTTGTAACGGGCAATTTCATGGGTGCTTTCTTTCTAAGCGTAACATATTGGTTCGGTACAACAAAAGGTTCTGCGGACAAGCAGGATGAACTTAATAGACGAAACAAGCCATGACCCTAGCCGAAGTGAGTGAACAGCCGGAAGCTAAGTCGTTCTATGATGGGGCGCGTATTTTAGTTCCTGCATTCATCACGATAATCATAACGGCTGTCGGGTGGTGGCTAACAGCAAATGAGGCTGCAGAATCAAAGGGTAGGCTAGAGCAACGGATAGTTCAGGCTGAAGCTACCATAGTGGAAGTTAGGTTAGCGGCTAAAGCAACGGACAGCGAAATGATTTCGATGAAAGTAAACATGGCAGGGCTGAAGGTGGACGTTAGCAACATCAAAGAAGATACGGAAGAAACGCTCATGCTCGTTCGAAATTGGACTGAAAAACACCACTGAAAAACATGAGCGATCTAGCGTATAATTGGAGCGTAAACTACCCTGACTTCAGCGAATCTGAATTTCGCTGTCGGCACTCAGGGAAGATTGGAATGAAGCACGATTTCATGCTTAAACTTCAAACGCTTCGCGACCGCTACGCGAAGCCGATGCGCATCACGTCAGGCTACCGTGACAAGACCCACCCGTTAGAGGTAAGCAAGGTAAAGGTAGGGGCGCACCCTAGTGGCATGGCGGTGGATATTGCGGTAGAACTTACCGAATGTCACACGGTATTGGCTTTGGCAATGTCCATGGGATTTACGGGGATTGGGCTTCAGCAGAAGGGTGATGGTAGGTTCATTCACCTAGACACAATACCTTCCGGAACGATCGGCTTCATCAGACCTACCGTATGGACGTACTGACGGTCGATGCTCCACGCGGTCGCAGTCGGCTATTTGTCGGGCTGCTCGTGACCCTGCTAATGTTCCTGCTCCTGCTCCTGACATGCTCAACATACTTAGCGGTCGTAAACGTGCAAAAGAACCGCTCTAGCAGCGCAGCTGCACGTCAGCGCAATGTGGAACTAGAGGGGCAGAAAAAGGACTACCTTCATAGGATCCTGACGCTAGAAGCCGAAGTGAGTGAAGAGCGCAGACAGAACAGCGATCGCGACAAACTAATTGTAACCGCGCTCATGCGAATAGATAATCGTATACGCGAACTAACCCGAGTCGATGAAACAATTACTCAGCTTGATTCTACTGAACTTACTGACCTGCTCAATAGCATTGCCGCAACACGCGGTCTATGATGGTGGTCGGTACTGCATGTCTAAGGGCTTGACAGAATTCCTAGTGGCACAGCATTTAAAGAACGGAATTATTGAGGCTAATGTCATCGACCTTCAATCGGTCAATTCCAACCTGACGGGCAAGGTAGAAAGTCTAGAGGTGCAGGTCAGTAAACTCACTTCGGCAAATTCGCTGCGAGATTCGGTTATAGCGGTGGTGGAAGAGCAAGGGGCTATTTCAAAGAAAGAACTTAGGCGGCTGCGCTCAAAAGCAGCCGGAGCGTGGTTCAAGAACAATTGGGAAAAGGTGCTAATAGGCGGTAGCGCATTCGGGCTAGGCTACGGCTTCGCGCAAATCAGGTAACAATTTTCAGGTGGTGGTGGTGTCGGGGGTCTGCTCCTGACTGAAAAGGTATGTCCATTAAATTCCTACTAAGAAGCAATCTTTTTCCAAAAACTTTTGCCAAAAGTTTGTTGGTTCTGTTTTAATTGCTTTGGTTTGTCGGGTCGTTCGGCAACGAAGCCCTTCGACTTTACTACAAACACCTACAAACACCTACAAAATGAGAACGCAAAACACAAACAAACTGACTACGAATCAACTACGAATCATAGCCATGCTCGAAGCAGGTCGCACCATTGGTAACTACCCAACGGGCGAAAATAACATAGAGTGGATGTACCGTTGGGATCACTCTATGGAAACCGTGCCGTGCAAGACCGTCTGGAGTCTGCGAGATAAGGGCTACACCGTTCCTGCAGAAACTCGCAGCGAAATAGTAAGCGCACGAAGAAGCTATTAACTATAAATCAACAATCGAAAACAACTACAAAACATGAGAACAATTGCAAAAAGTGCCAAAATTGCCAAGGGAAGCCGCGTATGGGATGACCTGAATTTCGATGTGACAACGGGTGTAGTTATCTATGCCAACGGGCGCATAGCAAACGCTCCTGCAGCACGTGTCCTGTTCGATGACGGAACGTCTGCTCTTGTGGCTATTTCAGCCCTATCAATAATCACTAACCTTCTAAACGTAGCCTAATGCAACTAGCAATCCGAAGAAAAAGCGACAACAAACTTGTAGCCACCCGTATCTATGACGACTATCGGGAATATGAATCGATTTGTGCTGTCGATCTGTACCCAATCTACCCACCGGAACTCCACGTCTATGAACTGACGAACGAGCCAACCGCTGCTCCTGCGCAGCCGACCTTACACGCGGTTTCCTTTGCAATGACAAATCTGATGTACTTCATGTACAACTACCCGAGCGGTTGGATTGATGCAGTATGGGCTGATGGTAATTCGGCTCACATGCATGACAAGTTTGGCAGCTACTATTCCGCATTAGGACCAGTATTAGGATTCTGCTCGTTCTACATGGAACTATCCTCGGACAATAAAGACCTGCTCAATAAGTGGATCGCTAAGAATTACGACTTTCAAAAATAACCCTCTAAAACTACCTAACAATGGAATCGAAATTCAATCAAATAATAGAAGCCGCGAAGAGCGGTGAAATGACCCTTCCTTCCGTGTCGATGAACGGTGTGCAAGTGGACTACCTAGAGTATCAACTAATCGTGCATTCCTTTAACCTGAAGTTGATGGCTGCAGGGCTGAAGGTACGAGGGGTTACATTCACCCAAATCAAGAAGTTCTACGGACTTCGCGCTCGTTCTGCAGCCGATGCCGTTCCGGAACTCGAATCAGTTAAATCAACCTACAAAAACAACAAATAACACCTAAACACAAGTGCCATGAGAACAATAACAGAAAGTATCGAAAATGAACGTGGATGCGGCTTCCGTAAGGGCGGTTGTATCTATCTTGTAAACTCGGGAAAAGGTCGCTCATGCGGTCGCTTCCCGATGGAATTAACAGTATGTCCATGCTGCTCTGAGGGAGTGAAGGTGGCTAGGGGATGGACATGGGTTCAAATGTCGCTATTCGACAATGCTGAATGCGATGGCAACAACAATTGCTCCACCTGTCCTATGGCAGTAATAGACCCGAACACCCGTATAGGTATGTTATGGGTGGGTGAGAAGTTTTATGCTACTCCTGAAGCGTTCATGAGGGAAGCAGGGGCTATGGGGATCAGCCGTAGAATATCGCAAGTGCCGAAGGACTTCGTAGTGGGTGAAACTTGGATAGCGTTAGCGCACCGTAAGGGAATGTCAAAGGGTATCGTTGATGGTGTCGCTACGTTCGCTCCTGCAGTCTTTCAGATGTTTCAACCTGACCGTATTGAATACGTGGTGAAGGGTGACGAATCTGAAGAAGAATTAGACCGATTGGAAGCTAGAGGACTTTCATTGGTTCGGGTAATTCCTGCTCCTTCGCAGCCGGAACTTGACCTTTTAGACTAATAGCCATGATTGAATATAAAGCGTACCTAAGAGAAGTTCGACTGGTAGCCGAGCCGACTTCTATTCCTAAGGCTAAGATCATGCGCAGCAGCGAATGTGACGAGTACATTAGAAGGGTCTATTCAGACGACATGGGGCTATTCGAATCAGTTTACCTTCTGCTCCTGAACAGAGGCAATGTCACTATCGGCTTCGTGAAGGTGTCGCAGGGTGGAATAACCTCTTCGGTGGTCGATGTTCGACTGATCGCTAAGTATGCGATTAGCGCACTAGCTACAAGCGTGGTTCTGTTCCACAATCACCCTAGCGGCAATCTGCAGCCCTCGAAGGATGACGACCGAATGACCGAAGCGGTCAGGAAGGGATTGGCATTGCTCGACATAAAACTGCTCGACCACCTAATACTTACCGAAGATGGTTATTGGTCTTATGGCGATAATGGACGTTTAGAGACGTGTGGATCGCTTTAATGTATCGGAACACACCAATGTCTAACAACAAGCAAGAAGTGCCAAGAGAAGGCACGGGAGGCATTAACTTAACAAACAATTAAAACTACTCAAATGAACAAGGAAAACTTACAACGAATGGCAGACCATATCAGAACGATCCCGCAGGAGATGTTCGGTATGGGGGATTTCCGAACAGGGGATAGACGAACTGCAGAATGCGATTCGGTCGGGTGCGTACTCGGCCATTGCACGGTGCTTGAAACGGGAGAACTCCCGAGATTCACAACGGGGTCAATAGACTTCACCACTTGGGAAGAGTACTTTACGGGAACATCCGATGAAGAGTGGGTATGGTGTTTTTCTGATGATTGGTCAGAGACGGACAATACTCCCGAAGGTGCTGCGCTGCGCATTGAATGGCTAATTAAGCACGGACTACCCATAGACTGGGAAGGGCAGATGACGGGACACGTTGAACTTTGCTACACGGCATAAATTGTTCGTAACTCTAATTTTACCATAAATCATTGCCTAAATTTGTGGCAAACTAATCTTAAAAAACATGACAGAACCTGAAAAATGCAATCAACTAAGACTAGCCCTTCCGAGCGGTGGAATAACCCGAATTTGTGAGGCTACTGGCTATTCCTACGAAGTTGTGTACAGAACCTTGAACGGGAATGTACGCAAGTGGGATGCCCGTCACGATGCGATCGTGAAAGAGGGTCGTAGGCTGCTCCGGAAGAACGGGGTGAAGCTAATCTAAATGCGAAGCCCACCGATGGTGGTGGGCTTCTGCTGAACAACAAAACAAGACCGCGACAAGTGCCAACCGCGAGGTCTAATGCAAAGGTACAACAACAAAACAAACAAATGGAAACTCACTTATTCGAACTTATTGATGTGCTGAATGCACACGCTGACATGCCTGAATCTGCGCTGATGGCAGAGGAAATTCAACAAGCGTACTGGTCAATGTCAATCTTTAATTCTTCTGTACGGTATGAAAATACAGCAGGTGAAATGGTAATTCGATACTCTGTATCGTTAGACGACCTTAATCTAATCGGGGCGGCTCTTGGAAGGAAGATTCACGAGCCGTGCCACGCGCTACCCTACTCATGGCTAAGGGTGCGATTCGTGTCGCTCCCGTTATTAGCCGTGGACTTCCAAACAACACAATCAATCTAAAAACAATCAATCTAAAAACAACAATCATGAGTGAAGAAACAACACAATCTAAGGAAATAACCACCATTGCGCTCTTCCAACGGGATAGTGTACAGAAACGGTTCGAAAAGATGCTAGGCGACAACGCTGCGGCATTCATTAGTTCGGTGCTGCAGGTGGTGAACGACAACAACCTTCTGTCAAAGGCAAAGCCGATGACGGTGCTGAACGCGGCTGCAACTGCAGCAAGTATGAACCTACCCATTAATCAGAATTTGGGTTACGCTTGGATCGTTCCGTACAAGGACGAAGCGCAGTTTCAGATGGGATGGAAGGGCTACGTGCAACTCGCACTCAGAACTAATCAATACAGGCGGCTTAATTGTGTCGCGGTGTATCGCAATCAGTTCACTTCCTTCAATGCTATGACCGAAGATCTGACTGCTGATTTCAATAAGGTGGGTGACGGTGATGTGATTGGTTACGTGGCATACTTCCGAATGAACAACGGCTTCGAAAAGACTTCGTATTGGTCTAAGGATGAGGTAATTGCTCACGCAAAGAAGTACTCTAAGGCATACTCTACAAGATACAGCCCATGGTCGGATCCAGATCAGTTCGATGCGATGGCTAAAAAGACGGTGCTAAAGAACCTGCTATCGAAGTGGGGAATGCTGTCTATCGAAATGCACACGGCTGTATTGGCGGATCAGGCGGTGGTATCTGACGATGGTCGCTACCGTTATGTTGACAACACTATTGATGTGGAAGCCGTATCGGAAGCGGAAGAAACAGCTAGAATTATCCACTTCATTTCAGGCTGCGTATCAATGGACGAACTTGACCGAATACAAGCACAGGTTCCGGATGCTAACCATGAAGTAGTCGAAGCTATGAACTCAAAGGCGACTGAACTCCGTTCTGCTCCTGCTCCTAATACTTCAGCGAAATGAAAGGGCGAACTAGAACATACGACTTTACGAATTTCACCTTCCGTTGCTCGGAACTAGGCACACTCATGACGGGCGCGAAGCCGCGATTGACCGTTAATCAGGAAGCCGAACTGGAACGGCTCTACGGTATGAATAAAGAGGGCAAAATAACCGATAAGCAGGTCATCACACTAGGTGACCTGCTCGACAAAAAGATGACTCCACCGAAGTTGTCTGCTACGACAATCACTAGGCTGAATTCTATTCACAAAGAGGCTGTATTTGGGAAGGTGGCCAACCTAGATAACAAGTTCTTGCAAAAGGGGCTGTTAGCGGAAGAATCGTCAATCAGTCTTTATTCGCGGTTGAGCAAAGCCCTCTTTCTTAAGAACAAGGAACGAAGAACGAACGAATACATAACGGGTGAGCCTGACAACGCTGATGGGATTATTCGTGACGTAAAAACTTCGTGGTCAATGGACACCTTCCCGATGGCAGACGATACATGCCCTTCGTCTGATTATTGGTGGCAACTTCAGGGCTACATGGAACTTTGGGATATGAACAAGGCTGAACTGATTTATTGCTTGGTCAATACTCCCGAAATTCTGATTGATGATGAAAAGCGTAGGCAATCTTGGAAGCTAGGTTACATTGACCTTCCGGAAGATGTATCGGAAGCAATCGAAAATAACATGACCTTCGATGATGTACCTGAGGGGCTGCGCTGTCGGGTATTTATCATCGACCGTGACCGTGATGCTATTAAGATGCTCTACGATCACCTTGACCGTTGCAGGGAGTATCTGAACGAGCGGACTAAGGCTATTGCCGCACTACTTCCAGAACTAACACCTGCGACATGAAGGTAGAGCTAAGAGAATACAAACTACCTGTCGTTCCGATTCCTGCACCGCGCATGACGCGGCAGGATCGGTTCGCAAAACGACCTGTCGTAGAGCGTTACAAGGCGTTCCGTACTGAACTACTGATGCGGTCGCGGCTGCAGGGGCTTACCGACCTACCTGCATCTGTCGGCTTCATATTCTACATTCCGATGCCTGTATCATGGTCGCAACGTAAACGGGCTGAAATGGAAGGGACAATGCATCAGCAGACTCCTGACCTTGACAATCTCATCAAAGCGGTGTTGGATTGCTTCACCTATGGCAGACACGTTAGCGATAGCTATGTAGGGACGTTCCTGTTCGCTCAAAAGGTATGGGCTACTGAAGGTTCTATTACAATCTACGAAGTTCCAAGAGAGGAAGGAAGAGCGTGTCGGGCGGTTAAGACGGTCGTTGAGTGGGTGAATGCATTAATCAACCATAAACCGAAGCAATGAACTCGACAGGAAGCAAGATGAACAGATTCTACTTTCAGCACGATTGCGGTGCTATGGACGATGACCGAATACTCGACCTTCGCGCTGACCACGGTTGGTGCGGATACGGGTTATTTTGGGCTATACTGGAACTACTCCACCGTAATGACGGCTTAATGGTGTTCGATGTAAAGCGTATCGGCTTCGCGTTGGGAGCGGAACAGTCGGTGGTGCACAAGATCCTGACGGGCTACGGGCTATTCGAATTCACGGATGATAATTTGCACTTTTGGTCTGCTCGGCTTCTGAGCCAAATTAAGCACCGTTCTAAACTTATGGAACTTAGGCAGGAAGCAGGTCGCAAGGGTGGTAAAGCAAGAGCCAAGCAAGACGGTTCGGTTGCTGAAGCAAACGACAAGCAATTGCTAGGCAAATCACAACCAAAGGAAAGTAAAGGAAAGGAAAGTAAAGGAAAGGAAAGTGCAGTAGCGGTCGCTATCGCTCCTGCGCTCACTTCGATTCCTGAAATGGAAGATGTAATAAGATCCTTCGCTTCGTCTGCAACTTCGCGTGGCATTGATCCTGCGCAGGTAAAGATCGTGACACACGCCAAAAATTTCCTTGATCACTATGGGTCGCAAGGGTGGCGAAAAGGAAACGGTATGCCCATAACAGATTGGCGACTGCTCGTATCGCGATGGCTAACAACCGAACTAGGAAAAAGAGACCCGCAAAATTCACCTAAACCAACAAGAACATGGGGACAATGAACATTCAACGGATGCATGAGCGCGGTCTGCTCCTGCTCCCGAACAGGCAACAAAATGAACTGATTGAACTACTGGAAACTATTGATGCGCTCCCGACCTACTTAGGGGCTTCGGAATTCGGGGCTGACGAGCAACCCATCATTGCGATTGCTAACTTCATCATAAAGTACTACCCTTCATTCGGGAAGAAAGAACTGATTGAGGCTGTCGAAATGTCGGCTGCAGGGCTTCTGACCGATGGCAATAAGGTCGTTAGGGTGACCACCTTCGGAAAGCCGCTGAACATAGATATGCTTGGCGTGGTGCTGTCGGCTTATCGAGATCAACAGAAAGCAAAGCCACAGCGGTTCGGGAATAGAATCGGTGCTGCTCCTGTTGAACGACCGACTGCTGAGTGGCACTATGACCGCATGATGGCTGAAGTGAAAGCAACCGGAACTCTACCGACATTCCATGCGTTCACAATCATTCACAAGCACATGGTAGAAGCAGGGCTAATACCCGACCTACCTGCTCCTGCTCCTGTCGTTAAGCGTAGAATGTCCTTCGCTGCAAGTAAACTTAGCACCCTGTCGGATGCGCTCAGAAACGACCGACACAGGTGCGCAATACAAGAATATTTAACCACAAAAAAACTACTGAAATGAGCACATTTAAAGAAATGACTGGCGCATCGATACAAGAGGCATTCGAACGGTATCACAGAACTAATCCGAATGTCTATGCGAAGATTAAGAAGATGGCACTAGAGGCTATCTACAAGGGTAAAAAGCGAATATCCTTCAAGTTGATCATCGAGGTAATTCGTTGGGAAGTGTTTATGGACACTACCGATCAGCTAACGATATTCGTTGAGGGCGAAAAACGTATGTTCAAGATAAACAATGCCTATGAAAGCCGCTACGCTAGGCTGTTCTTGGACGAATACCCACACTATGCGGATCGGGTGGAAACTAGAAGGCTAAGAGCGTAATAAACAGGAAACAACAACAAAACTCAAAAACAAGAAAATGTCATACCTATCAAAAAGTGCCACAGAAGAAATTAACGCATTGCTGCTCGTCTGCGAACAGCAGCACTCTGAAAGATCCCGATTGGACGAACTGATGTTGGACTCCTGCGCTGATGCAGAGCGGTTTCTGAAGGTCTGCTCCATGCGCAGGGAACTGAACATACGATTCATGGCTAACAAATTCAAGTTGCACAACATGGTAACGAATCAGCCGAGAAACGGACGAGAAGAGCGTATCTACATTGCGGCTACACTAAGTCCACACTTTAAGCAGAAGTGATGGGAGAGCTAACGAGAGGCAGCGAGGGGGAGTCTGAACGCCTAAAGCACAAGTGCATGGACGGAACAATGAACATTTGGAACGGCTTCGAACTTCGCAATGCACTACCTGATGGTACGTTCCCTAGCGACTCTAAGTCACCAACAGTAAGAGATGCTACCTGCATTCCCATAGCGTATCGTCTGCTCCGAAATTATCGGGATGGTGTCCTGCAACAATATCTACGGATGAACGAAATTCAATCCGAACAGGCTCTGACCCAAAACACGGACTACATAATAGAACTCGATGCGGTGCGGACTAAGCTGAGGCACTTGGACGAAGAACTGGAATACCTGATGATGCTCTGACGGTTCGGGGCTATATTTAGTAGTGAACTTAAATTGAAAACGAATTAAAAACTTTTATTAAAATGAGCGAAGGAAAATTTATTAAAAAGAAAACATACTACACTGGTGTAGTGTATGAATGGAACTTACCGACTGGTAGTAGTTGCCCGTTTGCCTTAGAATGCAAAGTAACAGTTGATAGAATATCGGGTAAGTTCGATGTTGAAAAAGGTGCGTATAGGTGCTACGCTGCAAGTGCTGAAAGATTCCCTGCTGTTAGGGAGCATAGGTGGAAAAATTTTGACTTGGTTAAAAATAGTGGAATACCTACAATACCAAAAGATTGCAATGCAATAAGAATACACATGAGCGGTGATTTCTTTAACCAAAAATACTTTGATATGTGGGTGCAACTTGCAAAAGATAATCCCAATATTGAGATGTGGGCTTATACAAAGTCATTGCAATATTGGGTAAACAGAACCCAATCAACCCTCGAACGATCGTTCCTGAAAAGTTGGCACAGCTGAAACAAAGTCTGACAGACTTCCCACAAATGCTCCTGCTCCGACCTATCGTAGTAGATGAAAATAATGTTCTATTGGGAGGCAATATGCGGCTTCGCGCTCTTAGAGAACTAGGCATCAAAGAGGTGTTAGTTCACGTGGTGTCCGGATGGACCGAAGAGCAGAAGAAGGAATTCATTGTTAAAGACAATCTCAACTACGGTGACTGGAACTATTCGGTACTTGATTCATGGGATCAGGATAAGCTAGGCGCATGGGGTCTGACGACATGGTCGCTGAATCAGGAACAGAAAGAGATTCCCGAACCGTACACCAAACAGCAGCCGACAGGCGGTGATGCTCCTGCGCACGTTCCACACGTTCCGTCATTGAAGCTACTGATCGACTTCAATATCAATGATTACCCTGAAGCTAGGCGACTGGTAGATACGTTGGTGGTAAGGGGCTTCGACTTCGAACAATTTCTACATGCGGCTCTGACCGAATCACTTAAAGCTACCGATGGCAATTAAGCAGTACCCTATAGCGCACCTGAAGCCACACGCGGACAACCCAAGGGTAATTGACGATCACCGCATGGCTACCCTAAAGCGGTCTATCGAAGACTTCCCTGAAATGTTGAAGATTCGACCTGTCGTTATTGATGAGGACAACACTATCCTAGCAGGAAATATGCGCTATCGGGCTTGTATGGAACTAGGCCATGAACAAGTATGGTGCGATCGGGTACGCGGTCTAACGGCTGAAGAAAAGCGTGAATTTGTAGTTAAGGACAATGTAACCTATGGGCAATGGGATGATGAGGTGATCGAGCAGCACTTCAAAACAGACATGATGGAGCGGTGGACTGGCGATGCTACTATTGACTATGGCTTCCTAGACGAATTCATATCGATGGACGATGAACTAGCAGACAGGGCTAACGATGTTGTTCGCTCCATTGCGTTCCACCTACCCAATCTGTTCTACGAAGTTAAAGACATGGACGGTGCGCTTCGCGGTAATGGCGTTGACGTTGGTTCGGTGGTGGTGACCGCACTTAGATTAGCCGTAGCAGATGGTAAAGGTTGAACTATCAAGCGTTCCACATGACGTGAAGGTCGGGGACATCTGCTCTGACATAGAAGCTAACGTACTGGTAGATTCACTGTTCATGGAAGATGGGCGACCTATCGGCTTCTACCTGTCAAACATAGCTGCTCATTCGCATGAACTTTGGCGGCTTATTGAGGTGGCAAATGCCGAATTCAATTCCAAGCGTGTACCTAAGTCGGAAATGCGTAGATCGAGCGGACTAGCCGACCCGTCAATGGAAGTGAAGCAATACTCTACCATCATCGGATCCGTTCCCTCGAAGCCCAACATGAGAAGGAACAGCCACAGGGTGTCGTCAGTTCATGGTGTACCGACCGCGCAGACCTTCATAAAGTCAATGCTACATGCTGCGCTCGAATCTGAACGGCTTATTGAAAAGTATCTTCCACTTACCTACGCGGCTCAACGTGACTTGTTTGACAGGGAGATTCCGGAACATTGGCGATTCGGGAACCTGTTCACTTCATCAATATCCAACTTCAATATAGCTGCTCCGTTCCACACCGATCGTGCGAATCTGCGCGATTGCGTTAATGTCATCATAGTCAAGAAACGATGGGCGAACGGTGGAAACACGACCGTACCTGACTACGCTGCGACAATGAACTCCTGCGATAACTCGATGCTCGTTTACCCTGCATGGAAGTCTATTCACGGGGTCACACCGATTCACCTACTCAGGCGCGATGGCTACCGCAATTCCTTCGTGTTTTATCCGCTCAAAGCGTTCCGTAAGGATGCCTGAAACGATCTTCGAGAATGTCGGCTTCGACCGGAGCGTGGTAAAATGGGAAGAACACCTGTATGACCTTACTCCTGTTGAGAAGCACGGGGCGGTATGGTTCAAACGGGAAGATAAATTCGCTCCACTAGGCTATGGGTCAATCAATGGAAGTAAACTAAGGCAATGTATTTGGCTGATTCGCGGCTTCGTTACCGAAAAACAAGCCAAGGGTATTGTATCAGGGTCGGTAGTCGGATCGCCACAGCACCCGATGATAGCGGCTATCTGTAAGCATTATGGCATCGGGTGTCTTATTGCCACACCTGCAGCCCGAATAGAAGATCATGAGTACCTGACTATGGCTCGTGATTGGGGGGCTAAGTTTTACCGAACAAAGATAGGCTACGCGAAAGCCCTTCAAGCAACAGCCCTAAAGCTATCAAAGCGGCTATCTAGGCATGAACTACTAGAAACTAACATCACGGTCGATGAACGACTGAACAGCGCACATAGGATAGCGGCATTCCATGAAGTGGGGTCGTATCAGGTGACTAACCTACCGGAGCATATCGAAACGATAATCATACCTGCAGGGTCGTGTAATTCGGTGGTGTCGGTGCTGACTGGTATCATCAGGTTTAAGCCCAAGAACCTGAAACGTGTCATAATGATGGGCATTGGAAATTACGGCTCAAAGAAGCCGCAGCACGTGCAACAACGGCTCAAAATTGTCGGCTCAATTATGGGCTTCGAACCCGATGAATTTTTCAGTTACGCATGGTCGGCAGAACGTAATTCTCTGTCCATCGACATCATGCATCACGACCTTAACGGGTCGGGCTTCTGCTCGTATGCAGACCTGATGCCGTTTCAAGAAAATGGAATTTCGTTCCACCCAAGATATGAAGGAAAAGTAATGAATTACATGCACGATAACCCTGACTTATTTGGCACTTTTCAGGACGATAAAACGCTATTTTGGATCATCGGAAGTGGTGTTTCTTGAAAAACATGAAATGCACGAGAACCCACTTTTGCGGCATTCTGAGCAACTATCTATGTTGGAAGCTATGCCGTGTTAAGAAAGAAAAGATATTAGATTTGACTACGAAAAGTCACTGAAATTGACCAAAAGTTAAAAGCAAAAATTTCATGCAAAAAGGTCGTTATTGCCACCTGAACGGGATAGAAGAAGTGACTGAATTACAGGCAGGAATGGACTTCCGATTGCCACAATATCGAAGGGAAGTTTTCATGCGGTTTTATGAATTTCACCTTCGGTATAAGGCACACGCAGGGGCTGTTTATTACGCAATTCCATTCATAATATCGCGGTATAATCTTGACATGGAGCAGCGTTTATGGTTCGCTTTCATCAATGGATGCACACAGAACATCATCACCACAAACATCATTTTTCAACGATTTCCTGACCTGCTCCTGCTCGATATTCAAGAACTGGAACGGTACTTTCAAAGCCACTATTCGCAATTCGGATGGGACACAGACCGTAGGTATCACAAGTCGAATTTCATTGATTGTGTGCGGTCGTATCGGGCTTCGCTCGGTGGCGGCTCACAGGTAGATGTGATGGATCGGCTCACGGTGACTGGCGATCCGTTTCAGACCTTCCGGAACTATTGGGAGCATACCCGTACTAAATTGCTGTCGTTCGGCAGACTATCCACCTTCAGCTATCTTGAATACCTGCGATTGGTCGGGGTGCAATTAGATTGCCCTGAACTATTCATTGACGACCTGAGCGGAAGCAGGTCACATAGGAACGGGGTGTGCAAGGTGCTTGGTAGGGATGATATTGATTGGTGGAAACAACCCGAGCACCCGTATGACAAAGAGGGCATCGCGTGGTTGACCGATGAGGCGGCTCTGCTCCTGTCGGAAGCCAAGGCGCGAATAGATCACCCTGACGTTAGCTACTTCACGCTCGAAACAACTCTATGCTGCTACAAGTCGTGGCATCGACCGAACAGAAGATACCCGAACGTGTATAACGATATGTTCTTCGAACGGATAATCTACGCGATGCAGAAGTGGCAAACACGTGAAGTGGGTGAAATATGGTGGGAATGCAGAAGATTGTCGCTACCCAAACATCTGCTACTCGAAGCCAATAGGAATGACAAAGGGCTGCACCCGATCAAACAGAACCACTATCGGCTTACCGGAGAAGTAATAATGATGGATCGTGAATACCCTTGCTTTAAAAACAGATACAATGACCGACACTCCAAGTAACATACTCCTGATTGGAAATTGTGGCGTGGGTAAGACATGGGTGATGCTCCAACTCATATCCCGTTTACGCATGAGCAAACAGGTCAAGTACAATAGGCTATGGTGGCTAACAAACGGTCGGGTCAACATGATTGGCAAGTATGACAGAACCGCGTGGCAAGGGTCGGATAAATTGTCCATGGCTGTGATGTTAGACGTACCTGCGTACCTAGACTCGTTTAGCGACAAGTACACCGTATGGGAAGGTGATCGATTCACTAACAGCAAGTTCATTGCAAAAGCAAAGCCCTTCATCATTCGAATTGAAGGGTCGGGTGAAACGGGAAGATACCTTCGCGGCTCTGAACAGTCAGAACGCCACCTTAAAGCAATCGCAACAAGGGTGTCTAACATTCCTGCTAACATGACCGTTGAAAGTAGTAAGGCGGCTCTTGATTACATTTGCTCACTATACGACTTCTAAGATGGAACAGAACAGAACCGAACATACTAAAAAGGCAATGGTAGCCGCTTTGACTAAGACTTTAGGGGTGGTTACTCCTGCTCTGAAGATGGCTGACGTTGGCAGAACAACCTTCTATCAATGGTTGAAAGACGACCCTGAATTCGCGCAAGAGGTGGACGATCTTGATGATGTGTCGCTCGACTTCGCTGTCCATGCCCTGCATAAGAAGATTAAGAACGGGAATATTGCTGCGATTATCTTCTACCTCAAAACGCAGGGCAAACATAGGGGCTTTGTCGAGCGTACCGAAACGGTGTTCACAGACATTAATGTGGAAATGACCGATGATTAAACGGTCACGAGCGCAAACGGGTGTGCAGGTTCGAATTCCGATGGGTGTCTTTCTACCTGTCTATCGACACTTGGTAAACTCCACCGCTGACATAGATTTCCTTTGGGGCGGTCGTGATAGTGGCAAGAGCACGTTCGTTGCGGAAGTGCTGCTGATTGAATGTATGACCCTACCGTATTTCCGCTGCATTCTAATCAAAAAGACCCATGAGAGCATAAAGGACGCGCAGTGGCAAACGCTAAAGGACATAGCCGAACGGTGGGGTGTGGCTCACCTGTTTAGCTTTAGCAAAAGCCCTCTTGAAATTCGCTGTCGAAACGGGAACAAGTTCATATCAAGAGGGTGTGACAAGCCGGAAAAGATTAAGTCTATCAATAACCCATCGCACGTGTGGTATGAAGAGGGCAATCAGTTGTCTGCTGACGACATGATCGTGATAAGTACGACCCTGCGCTCGAATCAGGGCAAGGTGAAACAGTACTTTAGCTTTAACCCTGAAGCCGATGGCGACTACACGAAACATTGGCTATGGCTATACTTCAAGGATCATATTCCAACAGGTGTCTATTCTTTTGAAAATGTTCTGCGAGTACCTGATGGCAAGGGTGGAACGCTGAACATAAGCTACACTTCCACGCACTCGACCTACCACAACAATCCCTACTGCACGAATGAGCGGAAAGCGGTGTTAGAGAACCTAAGGACAATTGACGAATACTACTATGAGGTATTCACGCTCGGACGGTGGGGAAACAGGTCGAACGAAAGACCGTTCGTATTCGCATACGAGCCTAGCAAACACAATGGTACTCCTGCGCTCAATAATGAAGAGGTACTGTACCTGTCGTTCGACTTTAACCGCAACCCGATTTGCTGTTCTGTTATTCAGCACTATGACGGGGCGGTGTATGTCCTGCGCACGATCAAAATAGCCAACAGTTCAATCTACGAACTATGTGACCGCATAAAGACGCTCTACCCAAGGTCGCTGTTCATGGTGACTGGCGATGCAACAGGTCGGGCTTCGTCTGCATTGGTGCAGGATAACATGAACTACTACAAGGTGATAATGCAGTCGCTCGGACTAGGAATGATGCAGCTACGTGTACCTAAGGCGAACCCACGCATGAAGGACAATAGGCTAATAGTCAATGCTGTATTGGCTAACTACCCTGTCACGGTGCATGAGGTCGATGCGCATGAACTTTTGGCGGACTTCAAGCAGGTTCGGTGCAATCCTGATGGCACTATTGAAAAAGGCAACCGTGATGACCCTGCCCAACAAGCCGATGCGCTCGACACATTCCGTTATTGGTGCAACGCAATTATGCTACCCTACATTAATTTAGCAACTTAGCCGAATGGGAAAACAGAGGGCTATTAAGCGGTCGTTCACCAAGAGGATCCTAGACCGAACAATGAAGCAATATTCCAATATGGCCAAAAGAGCGTTGGTAATTCAGAGCTGTTCATTCGCTGTACGCGCAGGGGATGTACTTGAACGGGAATCAGGGTCGGAACAATACGTTCTGATAGGTGAAGAGGCGGCTATGAAGGAGAAGGAAGTACGGCACGGCTTCATGTGGATGAAACGGACTAGGCTGTTCGCTCCGAACTACTTCAGCGCAGCGCACGTGGAGAACCTACCTGAATACTTTCACGTGGCGTTAAAGACCTATCCCAAAAGCCCTGCTCCTGCTCCTGCTCCTGCTCCTGCTCCGGAAACAAGACTGCTCCTGCGCTTCATTGCTTGGATCGCAGGTAAACGAATAAAAAGCGAACAATGACTATTCTCGAATCTCTGCAGTTGACCGAAGATCAGCACACGAACATGGTGCTTGACGAAGGGAAAATATACGCAAATGCGATGGGTATTCCTGCTGACTATTCATTTTGGAATGAATGGTGGCGACAATGGAAGTTAGCGGACGAGGCTGAATTATGCATACGTGTAGAAAATGGGCTTCCACGCGGTGGTCTGCAAGGGTATTTAATAGTGCAACGCAAGATGATGTATGCGTTGCTAAATTGTGGTCTATGACAAAGGACGAACGTCAAGATGAGGTATTCGGAGCGGTTCGTATCGCGTTCGAAAAGAAACACTCACCCGATAATCAGCGGCTACGAAAGGATCTGAAGCAGCTACTGGCCATGCGCGAAGAACAAATCAAGCTGCGCTATTTGGGTCGGGTGCTGACTACCTTGAACCTGAATGATGAACAGGTCGCTGCGATTAAAGCAATACGCGATGGCGACTGAAGCAAGGCTCGAACTCAATAGTGAGGCTGACTACCCTGAGCGAACGCTATGTCAGGTGAACCGCGAAATGTACAGGCTATTGAAAACTAAAGGCATCACCGATGAGGATCCTGCTATCAGGTTACTCTACGAAGCGTATGACATGGGAAAGAAGTTGAACAACAAACTGCGACAATACAAGTACAACTATGACGATGGGTGGTGGTCTGAAAATAAACTATCGGGCGGCAACCTATGGGATGATGACGAAATAACACCCGTATGAAAGTAACCTATATCGATGTTGGGCTTCATCGCTCTGCTCCGGAAGTAAGTATGTTCATTCAGGTGTGCGAACGGCTCGGACTAGATTATCACGTCTATGGCATTGAAGCCGACCCGTTGTATGCTCCTGATCTTGTGGCACTATTTGCCGACAACCCTAAGGTCGAAATATTCTCGTTCGCTGTCGCTGCTGAAGATGGTACGTGTCGGCTGTACAGGTCTGCATTCCTAAACGGGGAAGGGTCGTCAATCTACGCCACAAAGAACAACGTAGATCCATCAGATTCCGTGGAAGTTCTGTCGCGGAAACTATCGGGCTTTATGAAGGGAATTGACCTGCATGACGCAGTTGTCCTGAAGTGGAATATCGAAGGGGCTGAGTACCCAATGATGAACGACCTAATTGAGTCGGGGCTTTACCGCAATATTGACCTTTGGTGCGGAGCAGGTTCCGATATGTACAAGGTGGCGGAGTTAGCCGAACTAGAGTATAGCTACCACTTGGCGATGCTGCAGCACGGTATAGGGCAATTCAAGTTCCACGATCACTACGACCCATGGCTAAAGAAGCGGATGATTGATGAAATGGAATTCAGGCTGACCGCACTTCGCGATGCCTACTACCTACGCCATGCGTAGAAGATCCCTGTAAGATTCCTGAACACTGCTCCGTTCGCATACATTCTACGCCACAGGTCTATGTCCTGTTTCCTGCGCAGGGTCGGATTGTACCCACCTACCGCTAACACAGCAGACTTCCGATAAACAACCGTTCCGTGATTGACAAGCCAATCTGCATTGGAACTGGAAGAAGTCCGCGGAACAGGTGCTTCAGGATGATCGGTAATGAATAGGGGCTGACGTCTGATGTCGTTCGACTGGAATGCGAATAGGTTAGTGCCAAGTACATCACAATCCGGATTGTCCTGTAAGTACGCGAACTGATGCATTAACCGTTGGGGTGAACACACATCATCACTATCCATGCGTACAATGAACTCCGTATCGCACAGGTCGATGGCATGGTTCAATACTGATGCAAGACCTGCGTTCGGGCTGAGTCGTATTACTTCCATGCGACTAGACAGATACTCTATTGCATCGATGGTGTCCTGATCCGTGGAACAGTCGTCAATCAGGATGAATCTGAACGGCTCGTCAATGTCCTGATTGACTATTGAACTTACGGCTTCTAATAGGTGGTCGGGTCGGGTATTGTAAACAGGAATGACTACGGTGAAGTTCAAGCCCTTCTACCGTAGGTCACAAATATATTTCCGTGCTGAAATGTATGCGCTCCGTTGGCAAACTTACCTGACAATGCTAGGCAGCATGAATCGTATGAGGTCTGACCCTCGGTAATGACGATAAGGTGCTTACCGCTTGGAATAATGTCAATCGCTGAACTCGATCGGCAAATAACTATGTCTGATTTCAGTTTCATGATGGTCGTATCGTCTGCGCTCTTGGCGTGGAATCTCGAACTCATGCCCGTGATTCGCTTGGCTAGGGCTATTTTGACCGGATCGGCATCAACACCCTGATAGCGTGGAAAGCCCTCGGATTTCAGGTGCGCTCCGAACTCACCCGAGCCACAGCCTATTTCTAAAATACCCTCCTTTGAAGGGTCTATTTTGGCTTCAAGATAACTGATGATCGCGGATATTACGCCTAGCTTAACGAGTGACTGGTACATGGTTTTTACGGTTTAGTTTGAGCCAAAGGTAAAATAATTGATACATTTGAACCATGGCTGAACTAAGTTGTCCTATATGCTATCCGTTGGTGCTGAACGCTTGTGACGAAACATTGGTCATTCCAATAGGCGTTGAACCTTCTGGCGGCACGGTTTACTATCGCATCACCGACAAGTTCGGTAACACGTACACAGGGTCTGGATCGTTGGATGGTGACCTAAACCTGCAACTACCCTTATCTGACTTTCCTGCAGGTCTATTCGGACCCTATTCAGGAGCGTTCAAATTTGAGGTGCTGTCGTTCGGTGACGCTCCTGCACACCCTGTCTGCTCCGTTGGTGAAGTGACTATCTGCGAACAGCCGTACAGCTGCATTACAATCACGTTCGTAGGCAATACAGAGATTGCTCCTGCACCTAGCCCGTATTACTGATGGTCGTTCACTTAGACTTTATACTAGTGGCTTCGCTAGTGTGCTTGGCGGTTCACGCTGCATTTACGTTCGATGGGATGATCCTAACGAAAGTAGGGCTATTCTTGGATGAGCGGCTTCCGATGTGGATGAGAAAGCCGCTGTACGCGTGTCTTAGCTGCATGGGTGTTACCTACGGTCTAGGTCTAACACTTGGTCTATCTTGCATCACGAAAGTCCAAGAGAGGGCATCTGAGGACGTTGTATTTATGGTCGCGGTGCATTTACTGGCAATTGTAGGGCTAAATACCCTATTTGCAATCCTGCTCCGTGTCGCTGATGCGGCAGATGACATAGCGGATGCTCTTACTGACGTAGCCGATAGCGAACTGGATGGCGACCTATAATTACCATGAACTGCTTATCGGTAGAGGATGGTTTAGATCCGGACGGTGCAATACGTGCGGTGGTCGGCTTATCTATAACTATCGGAAAGGAACTCTACCTGATGCGCTGCTGAAGATCAACGCGAAAGCCGGAACATTCAGGTACTCTGAAAACGGGCTGCTTATCGCGACAGGTCAGGTAAATACCATTACTTATCAACACTTCGCGCAATGAGCGGCTTCTGCTCCTGCGCTAAATAACACCTAATGAACTGGATAAAGAAGAAGTTCTACTGGATGCTAGGCGAACGTAATGCATTCCCTCGAACTAAGCACATCATAAAATACGCGTTCACTTCAGGCGGCATTCGGTACTATCAATTCGATGATGCGTTCAATATACCGTGGCAACGTGGCATTGAGGCTACACACGTGTATGAAGAACTGCAGATGCGCTGCGATCGTGACTACCTGTTAGAGCACACGAAATTGGTCGATGCGATCCTGACCGGAAATAGAATAACGATGGTGGAATGGCAGCGGCTAAAGGCGGCTAATGACCAAATGCGGCAACGGTTGGATTGGGTGGTGCTTCCTGACCTCGCATACAAGTTAGCCTCTGTCGTGTATTTCGATGCATCGGAGAACCCTGACACATACGAAATGGGCTATGCTCGTAAAAAGATCGCACTATGGAAAGCTAACGAAGATGTGGATGCTTTTTTTTTGCGACAGCCACTAAGGGAATTGATGCCGTTCTTAAGCGGCTTCGAGGGCAGTTTCAAGGTCTATTCGGCTCTAGTGGAAAAGGTAAACAAACATCACTTGAACAACCTCTTCACGCAATTTTCGGGGGTGGAAGGATCCAAAGCTACCGAAACACAATAGACCTACTTTGCGAGGGTGATGAAAGACAGTTACATTTGCTAGACGATTGGACAATATTTGACTACTATTTCCACCTGAACGAAATGGTAGTAAGACCACCTGATAAACGTAAAGCAATGCAACGTGTCAGATCAAAGAGTAGTAATTGAATTTATAGGTGACCCTCGCGGACTGAAGCCAGTCGCAGATGCAATGAAAGCCCTTGGAACTCTGTCGAAGGAACAGGCGGCTGAATTCGAAAAGAGCAATGAAGCGTTTAGGCGGTTGGAGGCTGAAAGTCGCAAGGCGGCTGCAGGGGTCGGGGCTGTCGCGGAAAAGTCTAAGCAGATCCCGAAGGAACTTGACAATGCAGGAAAGTCGATGGGTAATGCTGTCCAAGGGGCGGATAAACTAGGCGAATCATTCAAACGCATGGGCGGTGCGCTCTTAGCCGCATTCGGGGTCACGTCAGGCATACTCATGTTTGCCAACCTCGTTAAGAGTATGGTCGATGTCAATAAGGACTTCGAATTTCAGATGGCGAAGGTTAAGGCGGTGACCGCTGCAACTGACGAGGAATTTCAACGACTATCGGAGAACGCTCGAAAGCTAGGCGCGACAACCAAGTTCACAGCTACTGAAGTGGGTCAGCTATCGGAAGAGTACGCTAAACTTGGCTTCACTACGGACGAAATAATAGACGCGTCTGAAGCTACGCTCCTGTTAGCCGAAGCAACCGGAACTGATCTAGCCAACGCGGCTTCGGTAGCAGGTTCGGTGGTTCGGGCTTATGGTCTTGACGCAGATCAAACAGCAAGAGTGACGGACGTTATGGCTAAGTCGTTCGCAATAGCTGCTCTTGACATTGGTGACTTTTCTGAGGCGATGAAGTATGTAGGACCAATCGCAAAGGCGGCTAACATCGATGTGGAAACAACTACGGCTCTATTGGCAAAACTATCGGATAGTGGTCTACGCGGCTCTATTGCAGGAACAGGGCTAAAGAACCTACTAAGCAAATTATCGGACGGTAGTTCGGAACTATCGAAAGAGATCGGCTTCACCGTGAAGAACTCTGACGATCTGTTCAAGGCGTTCACCAAACTGAAAGACGGGAATGTCGATCTTACTAAAGCAACTGAACTAACCGATGAGCGAAGCAAAGCCGCGTTCCTGACGTTAATTCAAGGAGCGGATGACCTGCGCGGTCTGACGGATGAACTGTACAACGCAGAGGGGGCTACGCTGAAGATGGCTGAAGCAATGCGTGATACGCTCACAGGTGACCTAGACGCGTTATCTTCGGCATGGGAAGCGTTCCAACTGCAACTAGGAAACACTTCAGGGCTGCGAACCGCGACACAATGGTTGACCGCTTACCTGCAACTGACGATGGAGATCCTGAAAACGCAGGAACAGGTACTCGAAAGCACGATTTCAATGAACGTGGATGCAGGGGCGAAGTCAGCGAAAGATTTTAGCGAGTCCATCGCCAAGGTACGTGCGGATATGGAACTACTAGAAGAGGCAGGGAAAGCCGTTCCGAATTCGGGGCTGCTTATGGCGATTAGTGCTACCGAAAAGAAGATAGCCGAGGTCACGGTTCAGTATGAAAAGTTCCAATCGGTGGTGGTTGCGCAGAATGAAAAGATGGCGAAGAGCGGATTAGCTATGCTAACTCAAAGCCAAATAGACGAACTTCCAAAAGGGCTTAGAAAGGCTGCACAGGCAGCAAAAGATTCGTTCGACCAAAGTCGAATATTCGCGGCAAAGTACGGGGCTGAACTATCAGGGCTTCGTGACGTTCTGACGAAACTAAAGACCGAAAGCGAAGGAATAGGCGGTGGTGATGAAACAGCTAAAGCGGTTCGTTCCCTTGATACATTGGAAGCGGCATTAAAGACCACAAAAGAAGCGTTCCAAGAGGCAGAGATCGGATCTAGGGGCTTCATAAAGGCTGAAAAGGAAATGCGTGACAAGGCAAAGGAAATATCCGAAGTTCTGTCGCAATTTTTAGTCAAAGGGTCGCTACCTGAAATGGCATATCAAGTGAAGCTACTCCGTGATGAACAAGACCGCTTGGCTGACTCCGATGCTTGGCAGGTAGTTGAGGGTAAAATAATCGCGCTCAACAAGCAGATAGCCGCATTCAAGGACATGACGAAAGCCGGAACGCTTGGCGCACTGGAAAAGGCGTTAGCCGACCTGAAAGCCAAAGAAAGCGAATTAGCTACTCCTGAAGCGTGGAAGGTATGGCAGTCGGAAGTTAGGGTACTTGAACTTCAGATAAAAGGTCTGCGCGGTGAACTTGGTAAGATGGCGAATGATTTCGTGGCTGAACGCACCGGAACCGATTTCACTAAGTCGATTAGGGCAGAAGAGGCGGCATACAATGAAGTGTTCGAAGCGATCAACGCTATAAAAACAACTTCCGTGGAAGAAGAAGCCGAGCGGAACGATTTAGCTGAACAAGCCCGTTTAGCCCACCAAAAAGCGATGCTAGACATAACGGCTCAGTATCTTGGCAAAGAGGTGGTGGCCACTAAAGCGGCTGAAAAGGAAAAGAAGGGAGCCCGTGATCAGGCTATTCAAGAGTACATACAGGTGTCCGGAGCGGCTATTCAGGGAATATTTGATATGCAGTCGCGATTCTTTCAATACGAACTCGATGCCCTTGACCGTCAATTAGCGGCAGGTCAGGTTAGTCGGGAAACATACGATACTAAGCGGAGCAATATTCTACGCAAACAGGCTGAAAGTGAAAAACAGGCTGCGCTCTTCAAAGCCATAGTAAACGTAGCTGCAGCAGTTGCGACTGCTCTGACCGCAGGACCAGTAGCAGGACAGATCTTGGCAGGTATTACGGCTACACTTGGCTCGATAGAAATAGCCACCATTTTATCACAGCCTATTCCGCAATTTGCGGTCGGTACAAAGTCTGCTCCTGCTGGGTTCAAATGGGTAGGGGAACGAGGGGCAGAACTTGTGTATGACGGTGGTGGCTACCCGATTATCACGAACAAAGAAAGTCAGGTAATAAGCAATGACCCGTACTCACCTGCAGCCGCGACAATACGGGCGAAGTATGACATTCCGAAGCTAGACGTTGGACTGTTCCAACCGTCAATATCTATGGCATTATCGAATAGCGCAAAGGAAGCGGCTATGTCGAGCGCGTCACGAGGTAAGGATGGAATAGACTATGACCGATTGGTCGCGGCTATGGTGACTTCGAATTCGTATGACGACCGCGAATTAGTACGCGAGGTGAAAGAACACAAGCGTATTGATAGGGAAGGCTACCAAATGCTAACAAACGCCATGAGGCGGCAGCGCAGGGGTGGATATGCTTAATACTTACATCAACAATATCCTCGTTCCGGAACCGAAAGGGTTTAAAGACCTGACGGAACGCTTGGCGTACTCCACCGAACTTAGCGGATATGTTCGTGATGTGATGGGCAGCGTTGCTTTCGTTGGATCGGGCTATAATCTTCTGCGAGGTTACTTGGAAAGCGACCTATGCACGGACATAGTATTCCACGCCACAAAGGATAACTCCCTTCTGTTCAGCGCAAAGATATTCCTGACTGATGTGGACTGGCTTATACATGAACGGGAAGCGACCTGCGAACTCACATACGATGGGTGGATGAGCAAGATTGACCACAACAAGAAGATCAAGTGTCAGTTGAACGTAGGGCGGTCGAAAAATGACGTTGCAATATTCACCAATCCAATAACCAACTTTCGTATTCCCGATGTTGACAACCTGTTCGTAAACGACAACACAGGGAAGCGTGGCGTTTACGTTTACGATGCTTTCAAGACCCTAGTGCAGTTTATGACTGACGGTGAAGTAGATTTCAGGTCTGACTTTCTTGACTATTCCGTTCCTGCTCCTGCTCCGGAAAGTTTATGCGCAATAATGACAGGTAAGGCACTTCGCGAAAACGCATTCACAACATTCCCTACGATTTCCTTTATGGAACTCTATGACGACATAAATGCCCTGTTCAATCTAGCGTTTACCTATGGAGAAGATGCAAGTGGAAAGTACATTAGAATTGAACGAAAATCGTACTTCAAAGGGCAGAACGTATCAGCGCACCTGTCGGACGTTAGAGGCGTGGTTCAGTCGCTGCAAGAACTATCATTTCCTGCTAAGGTAATATTCGGGTCTGCAGATCAGGCTGACGTGGATGCGTACTTAGAAGAACTTCGGTTTCTGTCTGTACTTGAAGAGGAATATCATTTGGGTGGGCAATGCAACCTAGACACTACGTTAGACCTACGGCTGACAACCCTGATTTCGGATCCAAACATCATACAGGACGTAGTGCCAACCGGAACGCACACCGAACGCGACTACGACAAAGAAGTGTTTATAGTGGCGATGGATCCTGCTGACATTAACAGAGCGTTTATGTCTGAAACTCCTGCGGCAACGGGTCTTTACTACCTTAATTCGCTGCTTACGAATGAAAAGGTCGCTCTAAGATGGTTCGACCAAGTTCCAATATCTATCTACGCGTTCTTAGGCGCAGGTGGGAACGGGTGCTACATAGGTCAGACAACGCCAAGCCAACTAGGAACAGAGGTCGCTCCGTTGCTCCTGTCGCGTGTGTTTAGACCACAACAGGAAGTCGGGTCGGGCTTCAATAACGTGAACGGAAACTATGTTCAGGGTATTGATTCATTCCCGAATAGCGGATGGAACGTGTCGGGGCTTTATCCGTTAGGACTAATGTCACCGTTGTATGGTGGCTACTATTACGCTCCGTTCTCACTTGTGTATAACTTTCAGGCTGAAATATACTTTCTACAAGGGTCGTGGACGCGGATATACGCAATGGTAATCAATCCTGTCGGCAACGTAGTTGAACAATCTATTCTACTGGCTTCGCAACTATCATTTGTCGATCCTCCCGAGGTAGTAGTAGGAACGGGAATTCTGAACCCGTTCGACAACATACATCACGTGGTGCTGTCTGGTTCGGTTTACATGCAGCAGGGGTGGTACATAGGGATCGGAATTGACAGCCCTATCGCAGACGTTATTCTAAGCCCTTCCACCTTCGAGGTGTTTGATCCTTTGGGCGGTAGGTGGGCTTCGTTCTACGAAGAAGATAATTTTCTGATGGAAAACAGGTTCAAATACCCGATCGCACAAGACAAATGGGATGCGATAAAGCGTAACCCGAATGACGTGATTACTTTTGACAACAATGACGGCACGGTTCGGTCTGCATGGCTAAGCGAAATAACACGGAACGTGATAACGGGTGAAGCGGAAGTAAAAATTAACGGGAAGATCTGATGGCACGAATAATAGATGTTCACCCTGTACGCTTCAATCACGAAACGCATTGTAGCATACTAGACCCAAGGTACGCGCAGATCGTGCAATGCGGTGACGTTACGCAGTTTCAGATGCTTCTCGATATTTGCCTGTCTGAACGTAACCTTCTGCTCAACGGTGACTTTATTGACCCGACTTCTGCTCCGTGGACATTGACGGGGTTATGGTCTTATTCTGCTCCTGCCGGAACTCTGACAAAGTTGGTCGGGGCTTGGTCAACAGGCTATCAAATATCACCCGTTGCTAACGGTACGCTCGTTCGAATAACCGTTGATGTTGAGGTCTATGAACAGGCGGTACTCCTGCAATTTGGAACGCAATTAGAGGTAGTGAATCAAACGGGTGTTTACACATTTTGGGCGGTCGCTGATTCACTGCTATCTGTCGGCTTCGTTGGCAATTCCGATAGTAGCTTCAAGCTGAAAGAACTGACAATGACCGCAATCAACACGAACTTCGTGGTTGAGGTTATAGACGTAGATGATGTAGTCGTTTTTACCTTCAATTCCGTTGACGACCCAGCGTACTTCAACTTTCAGGGCGGCTTCATGACCTGCTCCTATGATTGGTTAGATGGCGATGGCGAGTGCCTACCCGATGGCTGCTATCGTCTACGCGTGTCGGATCCCTGCGATTGCGGCAACGGTGGTTTCGTTGCTGAAGATTTCGTTACGATCCGGAACCAATGGCAGTACAACGGCTCTTCATGGCTAGTAGCCGCAGGAGTAGCTAATTTCAATGGTGCGGTATCGGGCGACTATTGCTTCGTGGATCATGTGGTCTGCGATGGCGAAGATTATGAGGTTACCTACACCCTAGCAAATATGGTCGGCAACACCTTTCGCATCACGCTAGGGGTCGGATCGGGAGCAACGCAAACTGCTGACGGAACGTACACAGAAACGATCACCGCAAATGGGGTCGGGCTGTCGTTATTCCGCATGATCGGAACAAATACGGGCGGTGCTTCGGCATTCCAAGTGACTGACCTTACAATCAGGCGCGTAGAACGCTCTTTCAATTTTCTAAGCAATACGTTCAGTCTAATGCAAGATACGGGCTGCACGTTAGTTGTATCGGCATGTGACGATGAAGATAATCTGCAGGGCGGCTTCAACGGTACGGGCTTTACGCCACAGGTAAGATTAGCGGTGGTCTATGGTCAGGGCTTCTACAAGTCTGAAAGCAAGGAATATGAATTCAACTCCGGAAGGAAGGATGTGTATTATTTTAGAAGCCGCAAAATATTGGAACTTTCGTTCGGATGCCCTTCGTACATTCACGACTTTATGGCCACCCTTCGCGGATATTCGCACGTGTTTCTTGATGGTGCTGAAATGTTCATTGAAAGCGAAGAGTACCCTAGACCGAAGTACATTGAGCGGTGGGACTGGGCTGAAGCGGTGTTGGACGTATCGAAGAAGATAGAACTGACTGAAAAGGTGGTGCGGAATACGATTGTTAAGACCTGTTCTGCTGATGGTGGCGATGTGCCGATTGCGGCTGACGGTGGTGCGAATGATAATGCAGTAATAACCACCACAGAGGGTGAAATACTAAGTACTGACGGGTAAATAAAACTTGAACTAATGAGTGACGAAACTGTAAGAATATCTGAATTACCGATTGCTTCTGACTTGGAGATTACTCCCAACATTTGGGCGATCCTGAATACGGAACTGAACCAAACCAAACGAACGCAATTCTCTAATCTCATTCGGCTGCTATTTGGTGATGTAAAGATGGTTAAGGTGACCGTTCTACCTGCGCAGACATTGGTAATGCATAGCGCACCGACCGACATTATTCCTGCATGTGGAGTCGGGAAAGCGATAGAGGTTATTCGGGCTAGTTATCGATGCAGATTCAATACAACGGCATTCGCTACGAATATGGATATTGAATTAAGAACGAAGAGCGCGACAAAGGGTCAACTACGGCTTCAGTCGGGGCTTGACTGCTCCGTGGACACCCACCGCACATTGAACTTTCAAACGGTCGCTTCAGGAACAGATACCCAACTAATAGAGAATATGCCCGTGCAACTCTACGAACATGCAGGCGACCCGACCGCAGGTGATTCGGAATATGACTACTATGTTCTGTATCGCGAAATAACCCTGTAAACATGGCTAACAACAGAGGCATATTACTTATTGCGCTCGGAAACGCATACTACGGTCGCTTGGCGGCTAACTTGGCGGCTTCGCTCCGTGTAACTTCACCCGACCTACCTATTCACTTGGTATGGGGACAAGATGCCCTGAGTAGGCTAACGAAAGAAGAACTAGCACTATTTCATTCCACCCAAGAATGCCCAAAAGAATACTGCACGGTGAAGCGGAACGGGGTTGAAAAGACAGTTTACATAAAGCCCAAAGTTCATGCCTACGATCTGTCACCCTTTGATGAAACAATTCTGCTCGATGTAGATACGGTTGCCTGTCCCAAGTTGACGTATCAATCACTGTTCGATGATTTAGCTGCGCTGAACTTGGACTTCACTATGGAATGTAGAACTAGGATGAATCTAAGGGAAGTCACCGATGACACATACTACTTGTGGGGCAATCCGAAAGAACTGATGGCAGCGCACGGTCTGACAGAAGGATGGCTGTATGGTCTGCACTCTGAATTTATCTACTGGAAGCGTGGTGCGGTCGCGGCTAAATTGTTTAAAGAAGCCGTAAAAGCGTTCAATAATCCGAAGGTTAAGACTACGGTTTTCAATGGCGATATTCCCGATGAAATAGCATTCGCGGTTGCAATGATTAAATGCAGCGTGTACCCTCATCAGGTTCCATACAAACCCATATATTGGTTTCTTACGGACAACAAAAGTGGATCTTCACTAAGGTATGTCCACGAGAAGCACTACGGATATTCGGTCGGTGGAAATGCTACTCCGGAAGGTGTAGTTAGGAATTACAATCGCATGGCTTCTGCGTATTATGGCAGACTAGGGATGCGACACCCTTACCGACTGCAACAGAAACGGGTGGTAATACCCTTACGCAAAGTGATGTAATTATGATAGAACTAACTCCCACAATCCTGCTCCCGTATTTCACAGGACAAGCAAAACATTCGGCTTACGCTGAAACGGTAAATCGGTACAACGCTCTGAAGGTTCATGCCAATGGTGAGTACCCTGCGGCACTCATAGATGATCGCAGACCCAATGAACCTGAAGAAGTTAAAAAGTATCGTAAGTCAATCTACGAGCCGATCACGCAAGATGTGATACTTCGCGTTATGGCTTCGCTGTCCAAGATCCGTAGAAGTTCGGATTGGAATGTGCAGTATAATCTAGGCAACTACCCTTCTCGAATAGCTGAAGAAGAACGGCTCGACTGGTACACAGAAAAGAACTACCCAATTACGGGCGCATACGAAAATTGGCTATTTACGATCGCTCTGAAGAACTATCTGCTCGACGCTAATGCAGTTGTCCTAATCGCTCCGATAATGGCAGAGACGGCAGATAATGAGTATCTGCGGCCATTTGCAACCGTTTACAATTCGCCAAGGGTTATAGAATTTATCCCTGACGAACTACTGATCGTAAGTTTAGAGCCTGATACTTCTGTCGGGCAAAAGAAGGCACAGGCGCAGCGATTCTTGGCGGTGAACAAGCAATCGATGCAACGGTACATTCAGAAAGATGATGGCTACGTAATGGAATGGGAGTACGTGCATAACCTAGGGGTGCTACCTGCGTTCAAAATTGGTGGACAGTACTTTTCCTCCGTTGGTCGCAACCTGCTCTATGACAGCAGAATTGCACCGATGGTTCCACGATTGAATGACGCGGCACGAGAGTACTCCGATCTTCAGGCAGAAGTGGTGCTGCATATCCATTCAGAAACATGGTCGTGGGCTTCTACTAAATGTCCTAGGTGTCAAGACGGTTCGGGTATTCCAAGGGGCTTTGTGAATGACGACAAGACAAAGAAGCGGCTTGTATGCCCTACCTGCAACGGGAATCAGTTGATTTCATCAAGCCCTTATTCGACCCTTACGGTGCGACCTTCTAATGAGAACATGGGAGAACAGGCTGCTCCGATCCCACCGAAAGGGTACATCACGAAGCCGATCGATATTGTAAAGATTCAGGATGAGCGCGTGGACAAACATCTGTTCAGGGCTTTAGCCGCAATCAATATGCAATTCCTAGACCAAACACCGCTGAACATATCGGGTGTAGGTAAAGAAGTTGATCGCGATGAACTGAACAACTTCGTGTACTCCGTAGCCGAGGACTTAGTACGGATCGCAGACAATTCATATTCCCTATTCGCGGACTATCGGTACGCTCTGCTCGTTCCGGAACGCAATGATCGGGCTGCTCTGATCCCTGAAATTAAAGTACCGGAAAAGTATGACCTACTATCGTCTAACTACTTGACCGAAGAGATCAAATCGGTAAGGGATGCTCAAATTAGTTCGGTGGTGGCGGCTGCGCTCGAAGTTGAATTCGCATCGAAGAAGTTCTACACCAACCCGATCATACGCGAAACGGTGAAAGCGGTACTCCTGCTCGACCCATTGGCAGGTGTAGATGAAGATGATAAATCGCTTCGCTTCAGTACGGGTGGGGTGACCCGATTGGACTACGTTATGTCATCGAACATAAACCAGTTGGTGCAGGATGCGGTGTATAATGATCCTGACTTCATTACTCTAGGTCGCTTAGAGCAGCTAAAAATAATACGAGCATTGGCTGAACAAAAGGTAAAGGAAATTGATAAGTTGAAGGTTCGAATAGAGCCATTACCTGAGTGATGTCTAGCGTTAACCACTTAGATGAATTGATCCGTGTTATTGATGATGCTGTTCGCGGTATTAATGAAGCACTACCTTCATTCGAAGCGCAAATAGTCAGGGAACTCGAACTCCTGCTCCGTGAACTTGACTTAGGGGCTGACGGTTCGGTAAAGCCGACCGCGAAGAACCTACGCGTGGTGGGTGCGATGAAAGCGAAAATGGAACGTATCATCATGTCAGGTGAATACACGGCTTCGGTGGATAGCTTTCTTGATTCCTATGCCGACATAAGCCAACTTCAGGCGAAGTACTTCCAAACGCTAGAAGCTGCGTGGAAGCCCACACCGCTACTGAAGGAACTTCAAACACAGTCATTAGATGCAGCGACACAGGCACTTCTGCGCGGTGGAATATCCGTAAACGTGGTTGACCCTGTAATGGGAATTCTGCGAACAAACGTCACAACAGGTGTTCAATATACTGAACTGATTGAGCAGCTAAGAACGTACATTCAGGGCAATGCCGAATCAGTAGGGCATTTGGAACGCTACGTTAAGCAGATCACCACCGATAGTCTGAACCAGTACGCGGCTCAATACAATGAACTCGTATCTTCTGACCTTGACCTGCATTGGTTCAGATACAGGGGTCATCGAACACTCACAAGCAGATCGTTCTGCATTGCCATGGTCAACAAACAATGGTATCATCGAAAGGAATTGTACGACCTGATACATGGTGACTTCGAGCAATTTCGGGCGGTCAAAGGGAAGATCTATCAAGTAACCGGACTGCCCGATGGCATGGTGTCGGGGACTAATCCGGAAAACTTTTTCGTGTATCGTGGTGGGTATAACTGCCCTCATCAACCCATTGGCATATCCGAAATTAATGTTCCGAAAAATGAGCGGATCAGGGTGTACAAAAAGTATGGAATACCATACGACAAGAACGGTATCGCCACCAAATAATCGGTGAAATTTACGCCACTTTTTACCCAAAAAAAGCAACCTTTTTGGAAATTGCCAAAACGGACGAGAACCCACTTTTAAAGCACTCTGAAGGACTTTCCACCTATTTCTACATTGGGTGTTAAGAAAGAAAAGATATTAGAAAACCCTATGGGAGTGAGGGTTGTAGAAGGGGTCAAAAACTTGGCGCGATGCTTGTAATGGTCGCAAAATTCAGGCAAATTTTCGGGTTATTTTCTGCGCGGAGATCAGCAATTTTGTCATCTGCCATTCGGCATGTAGTTGTTGAAATTCGGTGTCAGAATAGCCCGATGCACAGCATGAAATTTGCAGCCAACACAGACCTATTTCCATGTCAGAACGGCAATTGATAATTGCGTTTAGGGCGGTGTGGAATGGTAGAAAAGTGTCCATTTCATTTGGGGCTTCGTCTGATAAGATTGTAAATTGCTTGAGGGTTGGAAGCCGCTTTACCTGTCTTAATTTCCACACGTGACTTCTCCATAACGATGCGCTCATGCACATCATCAGGAACGTCACGCAGCAATATGGTTACCGTATCTTTAGCCATTGGTCGGTGTTAACATGGTTAGCAAAGATAACACAAATTGCACCTGCTCCTGCAGAAAGTCGGAACAGTAGGCATACTTTTGGAAGCGTAAACAACTGTTTAAATACATGGCCAATCTAGGTAAACTGATTATCGCACTTCTCCAATCGGCAGGAATTGATCCTGAAACAGACGGGTTAGCACCGCTGACAACCTCTGACATAGACGTGCCGGATGCGGTCGCTTCTGCGCTGAAGTCGAATCTGCTGACTATCGAAGCCGCAAAGAACGACCTTACGCTCAAAAAGCACTTCACCGCACAGGCGTTAAACACAGT